AATGCTGAGTTGGAATCAGTACCAAGAGCTTCTGCCTGAGCTGTTGACATGCCTGAACCGAAGTTATAAGCACCGTTAGCAGCGTTGTTAGAAACAGCTGGAAGCTGACCAACATGCTTCTGACCAAGTGTGTTAGCACCAGAAACAACAGAAGAGAACGCTGTGTTAACTTCGTTGTAGAATGTTTCTGTACCAGACTGTGATGCATAGCGTGAACGCATTGCGAAAATAAGGCCGGTTGGGCCTGTCATTGTCTGAACACCGCAGATGTCATAAGCAATGAGGTTAGGCATTGCACGACGAACGAGAGAAATCAATACTGGATCAAAAGTATCGATTGCACCTGTTGAAGCATCTGAACTTGATGCACCCATAAAGTTTGCTGGGATTGGCGATGCTTCTGAAAGAAGGAACTGGCTGTGAGCGCCTGACTCACGGAGAGCTCTTTCGGTATTTTCTAGAAGCTGAGCTGTAACCTGGCGCTTATGAGCATCCTTAATTGGATTAAGGTCATTATGCTCTAGGATTGGCGCCCATTTCTTTTGAATTTCTTCTACTAACATTTATCTTTCTCCTTTTAGCGAAGGTTCTAAATTATTTATACTATTTTATCTTTTAATAGTTCTTGAGATTGCCTGCACGTATGACTTGACACGTGGATCGGTATAGACCACATCTGTAGAAACTTCCTGTTCTTCGAACTCTTCTGTCACTACAGTTTGCGTGGGCGCCTTTTCAGATGTCTTGAAGAAGCTTTCCTTAATGATTGAAAGTTTCTTTGAGTACGTGTCAAGGTCACCGTCAAAATCGATGCCTTCTGAAAGCGCGCGGAACTTTTCTATCTGTGTAAGAGCAAGATCTGAACATAGTGATTCAAACACATCGTTCATTTCATGTCCTACAACATTAGTTCTAAGTTCACTATTTTCAGTAATAACCTCGTCTAACTTCTGTTCAAGTTCCTGTACTCTAAGAGCAAGTGATTCAAGTACATCTGTCTTATCAGCAGGTACTTCAATATAATGTTCTTCGAATACATTCTTGAGGCTATTAATGAATTCTTCCATTATCTCATTACGTAGTGTAGACTCAATAGCTACTTCATTTTCTTTCATCCATGATTCTACAACGTAATCTAGATATGTGTCTAACTTGCCAGCCATCATCTCTTCGATTTCAGAAGCCTTCTCAAGGAGTCTCTGTTCCATTTCTTCTTCGAGTCTTACTGTCTCTACATTAATAGCAGAAGAAATTGCTGCTTCGAAAAGAGTTGTTGCTTTTTCTTTGAATTCTTCAGAAAGATCTTGACCTTCGAACATTACTTCAAAATCTTCTTTTAGTGATGACTTCATTGCTACAGATGCAGCATTTCTAGCAGAGTTGTCACCAACACCATAATCTTTATTAGGTCCGTACTGTGACATTACTTGATCATACCACTTTACAAAGTCTTTTCTTGGCATCTGACCGAGAGCTCCAAGAACAGAACCAATCATCTGGATTCTTGATTTTGGATCTGCAACAGACATTGCACCAGCCTTTAGAGTATCAGCAGCATTTGAAGCTTCATCAATTGCTTCAACGCTTTCTGTTACTTCAATTTCTTGATTTTCTAGTTCTTTACTCATTTAAGGATCTCCTTAGTATTTTTAATAATTATTTATATAATTAACACGTTTAGATAAGTGTTTTATTGGATGAAATGCTGTTAATGAAATTTTCAAAAACAACTAGCTTATTAGCTTCAATTTCATCCATAGTCATCTTTTTGAATTGTGTTTTAATCTTTTCAGCTGCTTCTTGAACCCAAATGCCATTTCTTTCGTCATAAACCCAATCTACGTTTTCCATGATACCATGAACAAACGCGTTTGGAGCAGATGGATCAGCAACGATATCTGCAGCAGTTGCTAGATGAAAATCATTTTGAACTTCCATCACACCATTTTTTTCTACTAGAGATCCCATACCTCTCGATGAAACACCTAAATTTGCACCAGACTTTAAAAGACCTTTTACAATGTTTCCCATTGGTGTTTCGGTAATCTTTGCTTTTCCATAAACATCATTACCAGACCACTTTAATTCTGTGATCATATGTGAAACTCTATCAAGGTTGATAGATGGACCCTGAGGATGACCAAGCTCGCCATATGCTCTATTAGAGTTTACATTTTCTCTAACGTATCTTTCCAATTCTTTTTCAAGGATTGGCTTTCTATAAATTCTGCCGTTTCTATTTTTCTGTTCAGCCTGTAAGAAAATTCCCTTGATGAAATGTTCTTTTTCACCATTTTCTTTAGCTTCAGAAATATATTCTACGTCTACGACTTGTTCTGCTATAAGTTTCATTTTTAACCTCTATATGATGCGGCAGTTGCTAATACTGCAACGTTAGCAGCAATCGTATCAGTTGGATTCTTTTGAACAAAAATATATTGATTTGCTGGTATTGTGAACGTTCCAATAGTAACACTACTATTTGCTATTGTTATAACAGCAGCAGTAGTTGCACTAATATAAACAATAGGTGAATTATAAATCGTATTAGCTGTAGTTAAAGAAATTTGATTAGCTGTAGGTTTAATTATATTCATTTGCCCATAGCTTTCTTAGTTGCAGTAGCATACATTACTTCTTTTGCTCTTTCACCATATCTCTGCTTGAAACCGGCTACGTTTTTTTTCATACCCTTAACAATATCTTCGCGCTTCTTCATCTCAGCGTCAGACATCTCTCTTTCACCGAGTTCTTTTCCATGGTAGAATGTATCCTCTTTCCAACATTCTTTAAGTCCATGTACTTCACACATTACGTTCTCTGCAGTCATATTGCATTTTTTTTCAGATACTGTGCTACCTGTTGATGCATATCCATAATCAGTTGCATTTACATTTCTATCATCTTCTGAACCAACTTTTGAACCAGTAGTTTTCTTCTTAGCTTCAGCGACTTCTGTTTCTTCATAAGCTGCGGCGGCGGCTTCAACGCTACGATAACCATGTCTCTTGCCAGGATCATTCTTCTGAACTTTAGCTTCAGGCTTTACATTATCGGCGGTAAAAACATTCTTATTCTTGTTAACATCGCCACGATCATTAACAGTATGTGTTGCGAGAAAATCTTCTTCGCCTTTAGGAACATTTCTACCAGCGTTTTTGCTTATGATATCTCTAAGATTCTTCGCCATTGCCTTCTAATTCCTCTGTATCGTTTTGTACTTCTTCTTCTGAAGGTTGATCTTCCTCTGAAGACTCATCCGGAATATCTTCTTCTGAATTAAAAATACTTTGAGCTATTTCTATTTTCTTATTATTTATAGAATCATTTATTCTGTCTGTTAAAGCTGAGTTGAACACACTTTGAAAATCTAATGGTTTTTCCAATACAGCATGATTTATTAAATTTTTTAGAATTTCATCATTTTCCATTATAACTTAACTCCAGCGTTATATTTTTGTAGTATCTGCTTTGCTCTTGGATCACCGCTTTTTGCTATGATCTGAGAAGCTGATTTCAATTTAGCCTGATCTTGTAAAGATTTGTTATCTTTATTTATCAAACGTTGATATGTATTAGTAGCCTGTGTTAATTTATTAGAATCATCGCCGCCACCAGCTGAGCCAGTTTGTACATTTTGCATTGAATTTGGATTCTGAACTAAGTTGCCGGAACCATCATCAATCATAGGTGGATTTAATATAGGATCTGACTGTTCGGCTATAATTTCTTGATTCATAACATCAATGTCTTCTTTAGTTTGTTGTAAGATATTCTTTCTTACCCAACTGTGTGAATAGTATTTACCAATCAATGGAGCTATTCCATTGTAAGTATCTATTCTAGCCATTGCAATTTCATTATCTTTTAATTCTTTGAAGAAACCATCGTTAGCAAAGTCAAAAGTAATTTGCTTAGAATATGCTTTCCATTCTTCAATAGTCATGATTCCCTTTAAAACAACTTGTCTTTCTAGTAGCTCTAGGAACAATGACGAGAATTTTCTTCTTAGTCTTGAAATAAATTTAGCAAACTTAACTTCTTCTCTTGTAATTTCAGAAGATCTTCCAAGATTAAACCCTGTATTTTCTTGTTCTAGTCTACTTACAGGTACGTTAAGTGATCTATAAAGTTTCTTTTGGAAGTATAATACGTCTTCCATCTCACCTAAATTTTGACCGGCAGGAAGGGTAGTAACCTCCGTACCTCTTCCGCCTTCACGACGTGGAAGCCAATAGTCTTCTAGCATCGTCATGAATTTACGATCGTCTCTGATCTCACCGGACGCAGCATCATAGACAAGACGATTCTTATGTTTAACCATGATTTCGCGAACGTACTGTTCTGCCTTCATCTTAGGAAGGTTACCGACGTCAATATACCAAAGACGACGTTCCGGTGCACGAGAGATACGATAGATTACCGTTGCATCTTCAAGTGTACGAAGCTGGTTTAGAGGCTTAATACCTTTATGAAGATGTGAAAGAACCATAGTTCCATAACTATCTGTTAAACCAGAAGTTATGTGAATTATAGAATCTTTAGCTATTTTTAAACCAGCAGAGTGTGTAGTTGGTCCTACATTTTTGTTGCCAACATTAAAACCTCTATCATTAAAAATGTAGTATTCTGCTTCTGTTTTTGTTAAAGTTATTTCACTTGTTTTAGATCTCTTTTTAGATACTTCTTTTACTTTTCTAATTTTTCTTGGATCTATGTATCTTATTTCATGAATACCGCTTTTAGTATCTGTATCTTTAATAACAACATGATAGTATAATCTTCCATCGATATACCATCTTTTATATGTGTCATAAGCATTATTATTAAAATCTATAAGATTTAAAACATTTTTAAATTCGTAGTCTAATACTTTTTTAATCTTAGGATCTAAATTAACTTTATCTAGATCAATCTTAACTATTTCATCTTCATCAACACATATTGAAGCATTAATAATTTCATCAACAGCTGCATCAATTTCTGGTTGTATAGCCATTTCTCTATACTTAGAAACTAATTCAGCTTCAGTTCTTACAGTACCGTCTAAATCAACGTAAGTACCATAAGAACCGCCAGCGGAAACAACAACAGCTCCATCGTCGTTTTCTTGCGGGACAAACGACGGGAGCTGTTCTTCTTTTTCTGCTCTTTTGAATTCAAATCCAAATAGTTGTGCCATCAATACCTACTTTACTGTTAAGTTTCATAATATAGTTATATAAATTAAACCGGATTTAATTCAACGTTATAGATAGGTCCAGATTCTGTTGGTAGTGGTTCCCAATAATCATAAGAGAATGTAACATCAAAAGATTCAATAGTATTTGTTGAATCCCAATCCAATGAGATAGCTCCAACAGATGTTGGGAATACACCATTGAACTTGTACTGTCTAATGATACCAGAATCATTAGATGGGCCAGCTTTACCAAACTGTTGAACTATTAGATCTACTTTATAAAGATCTGGTGTTCCACCTTGAATACCACCAAGAGCACCAGCTCTATTTGAAGCATGAGCATTAATTAAATTAAGCCATGATTCGAAAGAATTTCTAAGATCAAAGTCTTCATCATTCATACATGTTACCGACCAATCTTCGAATGATCGATCACCTGCTACCTTGATAGTTCTTCCAAAATATGGAACTGGAACTGAAGATACAGAAGATGATGGTAAAGATGTTGATCTAATTAAATAACTAGCTCTCTCAACATCTCCAACAACTCCTCCAGGGAATTGCATGAGAACTCTGAAAAGTGTTGGTCTTGCACCACCAAAAATCAGACCCTGTGATCTAAATGCGTCTACGTTAAAAGCCATCTGTTAGACTCCTCTTTTATTTTTATTTATTAGAACTTGCCGACAACTTCAGAGAAGGCGACACCAGATCTAACAGCAACGAAGTTCAACTGGATGAAGTTGATTGAACGAGCTGGCTTAATGTAGATATCACCAATAAACTCGTTACGATCAACAACTTCAGGTGTGTTGTTTGTTCCGTCACAAACAACCAAGAAGTCAGTGATACCGCGACGACCCTTAACATCTCTTAGATAAGGGATGATGAGGTTTCTAAATTGCGCTCTTGTGAATTCATCGTTGAACTCGAATAGAGTAAATTTAGCAGCTGTTGCGATTGCTTTTTCAAGAACAATAAACAATCTACGAACGTTAATTCTATCGAATGCAGATGGCTTATTAAGAGCTGTCTTATCACCGAATAGAACAATTCCTTGACCAGGGAATGCAACAACTGGGTTTACACCGGCTTTATAAAGCTGATCGCGATCTGCCTTTGATGGGTTATAAGCTAGTTTGATAGCATTCTTAATATTGCCACGGTTGAAACCAGCAGGTGACCACCAAGGATCATTTGTAGAATCTGTGCGAACACATAGACCAGCAATATCACCATTAAGTGGTACCCAACGATAAACATCGTTATACTTATCGTACATGTACTTATAACCAGAATCAACAACAGCATAAGAAGTACTTCTTACATTATTCTTAAATCCAAGAATCGAATCTAACTCGTTACCAGAATTATTAACAACATCGGACTTAAGTGGTGAGACAAAAGCTACGCAATCTTTTCTTATTTCACAGATGTTATCAATAATATAGTTTGCTAGATCTGCATTTGATTTGCCCTTACCCTGAAGGATTAGAGAAACATCAACATCTTCTGCAGAAGCAAACTTGTCGTAACCAGCAGCTATAACAGATAATGGAGCATTTAATTCACCATAACCGTCTTGACCAGTATTAAACTGTAGATTCAATGGAGCTTCATTTGTTGAGCTAACAATATTGACAGAGTTGTTATGAACAGCACCAGTTCTGTCGTTAGCGAACCAAACATATTTTGACTGTTCATTAATAACAGTCTTATAATATAATGCTCCGCCATCGGCAGTCTTAGCATCGTCTGCTCTTGATAGACCTCTATAAACTTCTAGAAGAGTACCACCAACTCCACTAAATCTTCCGTTTTCATCTACAATGACTACATGTAGTTCGTCATTTGCTGATGTGTTACCATATTCTGTTACATAATCAGATTGTCCTGGTGCTCTATCAACAGTATTATAGAATTCCCAGTAGCGATTGATTGTATTTGTTGTGTATGCTTCGCGAAGTCTATATCTATCAGAAGATGAAATAGAGATTGTCAGTGTTGTATTTGTTGCAGTAACATTACTTCCAACTGAAGTAACTTTCATATACTGTTCACCAATTGATGCGTTACCAACTTTAATCAAATCACCTGCAGTAATTGAAGATGATAGAGAAAGAATAGCTGTTTGAGCTAAGCTCCAAGCAACGAATGTATGGCTTTCAGAGTTTGCTTTTGGTGTTGGAACAATTAATCTTTCAACAGCTGTTAAGCTATGGCCAGATTCTGTAGCACCCTTTGTTATATTTACGTTTGAACCGCCGTATGTTGCGGCGAGAGTAACTGTTGTTGAGTTGGCAGTTGCAATCCAATAGTATGAACCATTAGATAGACCACTGATTGCAGTATTTCCAGCAGCAACAATATACTGTACCTTATCACCAACAGCGTATTTTGTATTTGCTGAAGCAATCGCGATTGTTTCATCTGTATCATTAACAGATGAATTAGCGTTAAATGAAACAGCATTTGCAAAGTAACTTGTGTTACCAAGCTGGATACCTGTGCCATTTGAAGAGATAACAAGGTATAGAGAGTTATTTGTTAAACCAGTTGGAGCTGTGTTTCCAGCTGCTGTAAGATACTTAACATAAGTACCATTTGCGATTGGATTTGATGTAATTGTGAAGAAACCATTTGCATCAATACCTGTATTTGTATTAAATGATACGCTATTTGCACCAACTGTTACAGATAAACCTGAAGAATTAGCAGTAAATGTACCGCTATAATCATTTTCAGTGTTTGAAATTTGAATATTTGACTGGTAAGCATTTGCAGAGTCGCAAACTGAGATTCTTAGTGAATTACCAATTGTGCCTGGATATCTTGCAACATAGAGAACATCAGAATCAAAGTTACCATCCATTTCTTCATAGTGTTCTTCATTCTTAACAATTTGAGCTATAGAGTTTGATACAGCACCAACGTTTGCAAAAGCACTGAGAGTACCAACGTTTACAGTATCTGTTGTTGTATTTGCAACACGAACAACGTATAGCTTGTTTCCATATGAAAGGAAGCTTGCTGCAGTAAAGAATGTTTCTTCTGCAAAATTCTTATGTGGTGTACCAAAGCGCTGTACTAGAGCATTTTCTGAATCAATTAAAACACGCTTATCTAACGGGCCCCATCTGAATATACCGGCAATTGCACCTTCTGTAGTAGAAACTGCAGGCACGACCGTTGTTAGGTCGATTTCAGAAACATTTACGCCCGGGCTAACTTGAAATGGCATTTTTCTCTCCTTCCATAGATGGAAATATTATTATTAATGTTTATTTTATTTATAAAAAAGAACATCTCATGTCAGTTTCTCATTCGCCCACATCCAGTTCTCACCTTTTGGTAAGTCTAAATCTGGTTCATCTTCACCCTCTGAAAAGAATCCAAATGGTGTTAGTTCACTTGCTATTTGATCATCATCTTTGTCTCTAATTTTGGTCAAAGTATTAATATCTGTCATTTCCCTAAAGTAGTGTTGATCTGATAACCAAGCAAAAAGTACGAGTCCAATAACCAAGTCGTCATGATTTCCTGACTCGGCTTCATATGATTTGCCTTTTCTAGAAAAAACAGATAGTTCATGTATTGTTTCATGATCATTAATGATCAACTGATTCTGTTCTATTAAAAGTTTCATTATTGAACAACCTACAGACTTGACTGTCTTGGTTGTTCTAATCCCTTTATCAGCGCTAGATCCACTAAAACCAGATGAGATTCTCTTACCTGCTCTACCGTCATTTTCAGAAGATAAGAGAGTATCCATATCATATTCATAATATAGCATGTCTGAAACTTGACCACCAATATCATTGATTTCCACAAGCACAGAAGCATTGTTATATGATCTGCTTATCCTATGAATAATTGAGCAATAATCAGTAGGAGTGATCATGTTATCTCTAAAAATACATACTTGTTCGTATGGCATTTTAGTTACGTCTATAACTTGAAACGCAGAATAATCCAAACCTTTACCACGTGATACGTCGACAATTACAACATATGAATGACCTTGTTTAGGCTCAACATATTGTTTAATACCATTCTTATCAAAAAGTGGTATCTTAGCTACCAGTTCTTTTAATTTCCAACCAGCAATAAGAGTACCAGAGCTACCAAGAAACTCTACGCAGTATTCCTGCTCGAACTTCTCAGTGTCGAAGCTCATGGCGGCGATAGTGTCTTCTCTCCACTTATCATCTCTGCCAGGAACATCATACCACATAACTTTGATAGGCTTATACTGATTCTTTTGTTGTTCAGCTTCTACCCAAATCTTATGAAAATGATTTAGTCCGTTTGGTGTAGAAACTAACACGATCTTAGAATCATTACCAGAAGAAATCGTAGGATAAACTGAGGTAAAGAACTCATCCCATGTATCAATGAAGGCTGCTTCGTCGATGAATAGAAGGTTGATAGAATAACCACGAATAGCATCTGATGAAGTAGCAGCAGCTATAACTCTTGAATTATTTTCAAGTACGAAAGAACCTTTGTTCCATTCTATGATGCCCTGCTGTAACCACTTTGGAAGATGCTGATATGCAAGCTGGATACGACCAAGAATTTCTCTAGCAGTATCACCCTTGTTGGCAAGAAGAGCAACAGTCTTATCTGGATTAAATATAATATACCATAATATGAAACCGCAGGTTGTTGTAGACTTACCAGCCTGACGTGCTGTTGCGATGACCGTATATCTGTTTTCGGCCATCGATGTTATCATTTCTTTTTGATAATCATAAAGATTAAAATTTATAAGACCTTCATTAATACTAATAATTTTCATATACTTTTCAATAAAGTATATCGGATCTTTAGCACATTTCACGTATTCTTGTACGAGTTCTGGAGTCCATTGTATCTCTACAGAACGTCTTTTAAGATTTACGTTACCCTTATAACCACCTTCAATTATGACTTCTTCAGTCATTCTTTCTCATATCCTGAATTACTTTTTGCAGTTCTGCCGTTGAGCCAACAAATAAGTTATTATGATTTACAGTAGTATTATTTGTTGGCTTTTCAATATCCTCAATCTCTCTTATAGTTTTTTGTATGCCAAGAAGATCTTTATTAGCATCAAGTAAATTTTTCATAAGGATTGCTACAACTTCATAAGCGCGGGCAGATTGTGACTGGTCAGCAAGTTGCATAAGCTTATCAAGAGCATCAGATCCAGTCTCTATGATATTATGGATATTAGCACGTGCTACCGTAAAGTCATCTTTAGCTGTATCATCATTTGCTTCTTTTTCTAATTGTTTTACAACTGATGTTATTGGACTTATTCCTAGCGCATTACCAATAGGATCGTTATTTGCTGTTGACATTTTTCACTCATTCTGTTATAATGTTATCTATAGAGACACAATAACCAAAATCATCAGTTGCTTCAATCTCAGATAATGCTACAGATTGTGATACGTTTGATGTTGGAGTGCCGTTTGCAGTAAGACCTGGTCTTACCGTAACTCTTTCTGAAGGGTTTGTTACTCCGACTGCACTTTGGAGTTGACCATCAGGCACGTTTGGAATATAGAAGTTAGTATTAGCAAACTTTATTATACCAGATTTCTTAACAGGACCATAAATGTATCCTTTTAAAGTGAAATCTAAAGTCCATATTAGAGCTCTTCTTCTCTCGAAGTCTCCTTCATACGAATCTTCAATATTTATATTATCTAATACAACAGGTATATCCATATTAATACCCATTTCAGGTATTAGTTGAACAGTAGTTGTCCAATCAGGAGTAAAAAATGGAAGTATTTGTTCTATAATTTTAGTGCCATCTTCAGCATTTTTTACGTATACATAAAGTCTAAAAGATATATTATAAGGAACTGGATTATATTGATACTTTAATTTACTTGTAGAATCTGCATCTCTAACTACTGTTCTACCAACGGTATTTAATTTTCTATTACCATCATATCTCATATCTAACATTTCAAAAGACATTCTTGGTAAGACTATAGCAGCCTGCCTGTCTATATTAGGGTCAGCATCTATTCTAGCTAATACTTTTTCTTTAGGCGCATATGCTAAAGGTACTTTTATCAAAGCTACAGTAGTATTAGTTGAATCTGTTCTAGTGATATGAATATCATTAAACAGAGTTCCAAATAACGTTACATATTTTCTTATCGTGCTGAAATAAAATGTATGACCAAACATTAATATGTTCCGTTCTCTGAGAATGGATCTTTTTCAGTGAAATCTAAGAAATCATCTGTTTCATTTTGTATAAAGCTGTTATCAGAAAGATCATCAATCTCTTCTAAAGTAAAGTTTTCCATTACTATGTAGTCCGAATTCTCGTCTATTATTCTTTCACCATCTTCATTTAGAAGCGCCCAATCAAATACATTTAATGAAAAATTCTTTTGAATAGAATCGATTTCTGGTATACCTGTGTCAAACTTCTCGTTTGAGTATTCGAAGAGTTCACATGTAAGTTCCCAAGTTTGTAGAGCTCCGAGTTGATAGAACATTTCAAACTTATTGACGAACATGATCTTAAATACTTTATTATTAAGTGGAAAATAAATTAGATCACCTTCATTCGGTCTAAGTAATGTGCTGTCCATACCAACTTCTTCGTAGAATACTCTCTGCGCAACAGAGAATACAACTTGATCTCTAATTTCTAGACCAAACTTAGACATGAAATTACCATCACCTGTAAAACCATCAACAGACTTAATGTATAGTTCTACAGGATAAGCCCTATTATATTCTGATACATCATCAGCACCATAGATGTCATCTTTATTTTTAATAACTCTTGGAACATAATACATATCTTGCCCATAGATTTTTATGGACTCAATAATAAGATTCTCAATGAGAAGCTGTTCTTGACTATTTTGAAAGTTATTAAAATAAAAATTTGTAGCCATTAGCCTATCATATCTGTTACTGGCAGACTATAGCTGCTTATCATTTCTTTTTCTAAAGCTTTAATTTCATCGTCTGCTTCATCATATATTTTTTGACCATTAAATTTTATACCACCTGGTAAAGTCATACCTTCAAATTTCTTTAAGTTTGTGCCCCACTGTTTTTTAATAAGAGCTGTTGTATATTGTAGTAACCAACGATCACCCCAAGCATCAGTATAAACGTCAGGATCTACAACTTCATATGCTTCAACAATAAGATAGTGATTATCTTCTAGTTTATTCCAGTCCATATCAATATTTAATTTATCCATATGTCTATTATATCTTAATGGTTGTTTTCCAACAAGAAGATATTCCAACATCTGGATATGTTGGAGAGCCATATAGTATGGAACCATAGACACAGAAGTTAAAGTATAAAGATCATTTAAAGCGATCTGGTATCTAATATTGAACATATTATTAGTGTTTAAAGCATCACCAATATTAAAGATGTTTACAACACCAATTATATTCTCTGGTAGAGTAATATACTTATTGATCTTATCTTGAGCTGTAACTTGGTGTTTATAATAAATTTTCTCAGAACCATCAAAATGATAGTCCCAATAGTATCTTAATGCTTGGTCTATACGGTCTTCAACTTGATCATCATCTACGTTGATTTCCAAAACCGGCTTGCCAAGCGTACGGAGACAATATTCTTTAAACTGTGATCTTGTTGTTGGTACTGCCATTTTAAACTCCGGAAGGCCTTTTAAGTATTTATAAATAAGTCAGAGTGACTAATATAATATGGAGAACACATGAAGATCCTCAACTACATTAAAAATGAATTTCCTAAGATCAATAACAAAAACTTTCATAAGTTTCTTACCCTAGAATGGGTAGATGAAAACTTTATGTTTGATCTTAAAGCTTCAGATTATCAGACTCTACAAGAGTTTTGTGAAGCAATGCATGTAAAATACATTTCTAGATACTTCTCCGGAGTCTGGAAATCTAAGCATGGATATGCAGAATCTGGTAGATACTTGATTAAGTTTGCTAACATGCAAAAATCACAGTCTATCTTAGATGTTGGATGTGGAGATAATTACTATAAAGACAAGATTAAAAATCTAGTAGGCTTAGATCCTTATCATCCTAAAGCAGATATCAAGAAGACTCTTGAAGAATTTCAACCTAAGAAACAATATGATCAAGTATTAGCTCTCGGAAGCTTGAACTTTGGTACTGATAGAAAACACATTGATGAAATGTTTGCTAAAGTTATTAATATGACGAAAATAAACGGATATATCTATTTTAGATTTAATCCCGGCATCGATCATAAACCATTCACTAAAGACAAGACTAGCTTTAAGTTTATTGATTGGTTCCCATGGACACAAGAACATATATTTGGTTTGATGAAAATTCACAACCTTAAAATGATTAGGTTTGCAATTGAAAGAAATCAGCAGGGTGACGAGAGATACTTTTATATAATGCAGAGGTTAGGATGATTAGTTATAACACATCTCCATATGATCAGTGGATATCGCTAAAGACTAAAGAACCAGTAACATATCATGGGTTTAATGGGTTATATGAATTTTGTAAAGCAACTAGTCTTTATGATTTTAGTAAAAAAGTTGGAGATCAAGTAGGAGATATACCAAATTATATTCCTATATGTAAGTTTGATGGTCAGTGGGAAGATGATGTAAAACAAATGATATTTCAGACTGAACCTGCTACTTTTGATTTCAGATCTAATCCAAGATTTGATAATAATAACAACATGGAATATAATGATTTTAAAAAATGGGGTTATAAAGTAGATGGTGAAGATGATTCTTATGCAGTCTTAAATAGGATAAGACACGCAGATCTTCCAGATAGTATGATAAAGATTGCTGAATTATTTCAGTTTGATAATCCATCTGGTAGAAAAAATAAAAAACCTAATATTAAATTTGATGTTCAGATGCCAGGACAAATGTTTTATTGGCATCTTGATAACTTCGGTGGTATTCTTAAAGAGCAGAGAAATGATTATAACGCTTTTGCTCCATGCGATCATGATCAACGCTTGATAATGCGAGTGATAGTTTTCTTAGATGATCAAAAAGAAGGTCAAGTATGGAAACAAGGAAATGAATACATCCACTGGAAGAAGGGTGATTGTATAACATGGCCATGGAGAGATGTTCCTCACGGTACATGCAATTTCGGCCATGATCCTAGACCAACTCTAAATATTACTGGCGCAGTAACTGAAAAAACTTATGAGTTTTTAAAATCATGTCCGAGATTAATTTCGATATGAATGATCTAAATGAATCTATAAAAAAAGTTTTTCATAGAACTGATTTTAGAAAATTTCATTATAACAAATATGAAAAATGTGGTGATGAGACTATTGAATTGATTAATAGTTTAAACCCAGATTTAGTACTTGATCTAGGGTGCGGTGATAATCAATATAAAGAACATATTAAAAATTTAATAGGAATAGATATAGCAAATAAAAATGCAGATATAATAGCTGATATTGCCAATCTACCTTACGAAGATAATAGTGTAGATGCATGTTTGTGTTATGGAAGTATTAATTTCGGTGATGATGAAGTCATAGAAAAACAAATTAGAGAATTGAAAAGAGTCTTAAAAGTTAATGCTATCTCTGTTTTTAGAGGCAATATTCATAAGAGTGATATGTTACCTTATTATGTATGGTCAGAAGAAAAAGTTAATTATTGGACTAAAAAATTAAATTTTACTTTGCAAGTAGAACCAATCATTATAAGAAGGTTGAAAAGAGGTAGAAAAGAAATAAATGATAAATGGAAAGATAGAATCTCTACAGAAGCTGGTGTTCAACCTAGACCTATCGAAAGACTTTATTGGATATGGAGAAAAAATTGACAGACGGCAGTGATCTTATATTTGCAGCTGGTGCACCTGGAAGTAAATGGAGTAGAGTTTTAAGTATCTTAGCTCATCATAAAGATATTAATTCATCTGATAAAAATAAATTTCCTACTTATCAAACTAAAGTAGATTTTCATGGTCAAGAAAAAAATGTTGGTATGCATTCTGCAGCATATTTTGGACCAGGTCATGGGATAGGTGAATGGTTTGATGATTTATCTGGGCATACAAAAAAAGATTTTTTAAACGAAATAGAAAAAGCCTTTGATAATTTTAATCAAGGTTATAAAATAATAAAGTCACACTGGTTTTCATATAATCTCGACTGGTTAAAAGAAAATTTTCCAAAAGCTAAAATAATAATGGTTTATAACGGTGATGTTGAAGCTTTTAAATGGTGGCATCTTGTTGGTGGATGGAATATTAAGTTTCCATATTATGACTGGTACGGTACAGACGAAAAGCTTTATAAACATATAAAGATAGAAAATAGATTAATATTTGATTTTATGAGAAAAAATAATCTCAGCTTTGACATTAGAGATTTTAAAGAACTAGTAAAATACCTTCAATTAGATGAAGACTTAAATTTTTATGATACTATGCATGATGAGGATTCTGATTATTTTGCTGGTAGGAAATATACTAAAGGATTTAAAAAGTATGGTATAGGAACTACCATATCCGTATATAACCCAGAAATACAAGCTTCCAGCAATCTAGATGACTTGTTACCAAGCATAAATAATAAGATTTCAAGCAAACATGTAGAGGGTCGTATAGATGATATATTGACAAACCTCTATGGAAAAGATTGGTTAGATAGAATTCATGCTATTATAGCAGGAGAAAAATAAATGAGAATTAATGCTTTTATATCATTTGATCCTCTATTTTCAGAGATCAACACTGTTTTAGAACATCAGACTACAGCAGATATTATTGAAGATAAGAATGGTGAACTTTTTGATTTCCCTTATCAGAATATCAATGTTATTTCTGGTAGAACATATAGATCTAGTATATTGAGTGGGGCTTTACCAACACTTATTGAAAATATGTTTGATACTACTGGAAGAGAAGAAGTTAATTTTGGTGTTAGGATCATGAATGGTTTAGCACCAACAACTAGACTAATAAGTGCATTTAATGAAAAGCTTCCTTCTGGTTCAAGATTATTTCTTATAAAGAAGCAAGATCTATCAAGTGTTGTTACTTATTATCAGAATTTATATGATACACTTACAGCTTCAACCGCACGTCCTGACCAGATGAGAAGAAAAGTATTGTTCTGTCTTCCAGGTGAAACAGTTACACACCAGCAGATTTCAGATGCTGTGTATGATGTATACAACTATGTTGATGCATATTTTTCTTCTATATATGCAACTGCTTTTTCAGAATTCAATCAATCTCATTTTGTAACCGGTGGATCTGAAACAAACACAGGATTACTTTACAGATTGCACGTAATTCCTTAATATTTTAAGGGCGAATTATATTTAATGAGAGATGATCAACTTATATTTTTTGTTGGAGCACCAGGTAGTTCTTGGTCAAGAATAGCAACCATTCTTGGATACTCACCAAAACTAAATTTAAACCTCTCTGATTATTCATCAGAGAGGCAATACTATATTAAAAATAGTAAGTCATGGTCTCACTTAATAAACCATCAGGGTTCTTATTTCGGGTCTGAAATGGAATTTGGTTATAGGTTTGAAGATCCAGAAAGTTTCTATAACAAAATATCTTTTAAGAATGAACTAGCCAGAGCTTTTTCTGAGTTAGATGATGATAAAAATTACCTGATAAAAAGTCATTCTTTAGCATACAATCTAGATTGGTTAGTTAATAACTTTCCAAAAAGCAAAATTATTTTTGTAATAAAACAACCTATAGAAGAGTGTGTTGAATGGTGGCAAAGCGCTGGTGGATTTGATATAACTTATCCATGTTATGAATGGTATAAAGATAAAGATCTATATAAAGAGTTTAATAAACAACAACTAAGCATAAAAAAGTTTATCAATGATTGCGGTTATCTTTTATATGCTCCAACTAATTCTTTGTTTAAAAATAAATTGCAAATTAATATAGATGAAAAACCAGTTAGTGAACATATTAAAGCTATTCAACTATTAAATCCAAGTGGTGAGGGTGATCCTGATTACAGGACACAAATTTGTTTTTATAATATGGATATATGATGACACTAAAAATATATTGTTTCAAGTGGGGTACTAAGTACGGTCCTGAATACGTGAATAGGTTGTACAAATCTATATGTAAAAATTATAAGGGCAGCATTGTATTTACGTGTATAACCGATGATAAGACTGGATTAAATTCGAATATCAATATTATTGATTACAATACCAGTAAAATACATAGTCTTAATAATGTTTTTACTATTGAAAAATTAAAACTATTTGATCCAAACTATGTTGGTCCTGGCAATAACATATTGTTTGATATTGATGTCTTATGTTTAAAAGATTTTACTTCTTATATAAAAGAATATAATTTTGTTGAACCAAGATTTATTAAGAATTATTGGGCTAATCCTGAGCAATGCGTTGCTTATTTCCATAAAGGAGCCTGTGATATAAACAGTTCTTTTATTACATGGAAAGATAATCAATTAGAACCACTTTATAAATTCTATATAGACAATAAAAAGAAAATAAATTTCTTATTTAAAAGCTTCGATAAATCTCTTTTTGGCATATTCAGAGATAAATTAAAATATCATCCAAGAAATATTGTTTATGCTTATAACTTTGGTGCTGATCATAGAGATGACATGAAACCAGATATTCTTAGAGATAATTACTATTTTTGTTTATTTAATACATCGCATGGAGTAGGTAAAGAACTTCATGAAGTTGATGGCTGGGCAAAGAAGATGTGGGTTGATAACGATGCTTAATATGTCTCAGCTCAAAAAGCAGATGGATTCATATAATAAGTTTTATAATTCAAGACTTAGAGCATTTATTTCTGCTTATGAAGAAGAAAAGTCAAAAATATTTGAATCAGTACTTAATAAGTTCGATTTTATTAAGAATGAAAATGTGAGCTTTGTCGCTAGTGGCTTACCATTTTTTATGATTAATGTTTTAAATAAAAGATTTTATGAATGCGATAAAGAATTTAAATATCTAAATAGAAGTAAAAAAATAATAAATCAAGATGATGGATTATTTGAAATTACTTTCATAGATTTAATTAAAAAAGAAAATGTTGAAAGACAAAATAACATTAAAACTATTAAACTAATTGATTATAGTCCACTTATCAAATCTACATTTAATATTATTAAAGAACATTTTGAAAATTTATCAATAGAGTATCATAACAAAAATGTAAATTTTGAAGATATCAGAGATATAACAAAAGATAGTTTAGTAATAATACCATACAGCGAATATTTGTATATATTGAATGAACTTAATATTTTCAACGAAGGACAGTATGTTTTAGTCTTCAATCAAAAAGATGATGACGAGAAAAGAAAAATTAATACAGTTCTTTGTATCGAAGATCTTGTAGAACAGTGTGGATTTAGTGAAACTTTATTCGCCGAAAAATATGATTTAAACGGCATCAAGATGTATCTAGCTCTAGGAAAAATATGAAAAACATAGT